AGCCTTTCGGCTGCCGCCTAGGTCAATCCTAGGCTTTCGCCTCTAGACCACCGAAGGGAGTCGCCCAGATGTCGTCACGGCTACCAAAGGTCGACTACCAGACTTGGACACTTCCTGTGTCCAACAATGGTGTGAATCCTTTGAGATGCCATGACTACAAGGCTCTACTCGTGTCTGAGAGCCACTACAGGCGCCGCAACGGCTCCTGGAGTGGGGGAGGTCCATTCTGCGTCGTGAAACGATCTCTTATCCACCAACAGGGAGATAAGGGAAAGATCATGAAGTCGAATGGACAGACAGAGACCCAGTTTTCTGCTGGGGCCTCTGGCACTCCCACGTTCGTCCCACCCGACATTAGTACTGGCGCCGCCCAGGGTCTGTTGAGAGCTGCTCAAGATCGTGGTCTGGAAGGGTACAATCGTACTCGACCGGGCACGAATGAGGCAGATCTCTACGTGAGCCTGAGTGAGCTAGTGCATGACGGGTTCCCCTCCATTCCTTTGCACGGACTCAAGGGTCAAAACCCTGTAAAGTCCCTGCAAGACCTCTTCAAGTACTTTCGGGGCTTAGGCTCCGAGTACCTGAACGTGGTCTTTGGATGGAGACCATTCGTCAATGACCTTCGCAAGCTCTATCGAGCTATGAAGAACATTGACAACATGGTGAACAAGTTGGTCGCACAAAACGGCCATACTGTTCGGAGACGAGCGACACTCGTCAACTCTCATGAGCTTGTGCAGGAGGATGCGTCTTTCAACGCAGCCTATGCATATGCTTATGGAGGCAGCGGTCTTCCCAACAGCTTTGCTGGTGCGAAGTCCGTCTGGACACGGGTGACCACGACCGAGGAGAAGGTTTGGTACAGTTCCTCCTGGAGGTACTGGATTCCAAACCCTCATTCTTGGTTGTGGCGGGCGAGGGCAAAAGCGACACTGTTCGGGGCGTTACCTACGCCTGGAGCACTGTATGCCGCTATGCCCTGGAGTTGGATGGCCGATTGGTTCACGAACATTGGCGAAATCGCCAAAGCTCTGAGCCCTTCGGCCGTCGACAACCTTGTTCAGCGTTACGGGTATACGATGCGTTGGACGCGTAAACGCGTTCTCTGCCTTCAGTATACCACGTATCCCGGTCGTAACACTTTGAAAGACTTTGGAGGGGGAACCCTCCTCGGTCAGAAGTGGGACGGCGCGGATCTGGTCACTAGTTCCCTCTATACAGAGGAAACGAAGACCAGAGCTGGCGGGTTCAATCCCTTCGGTCCCGACAAAGCGGCTGGAGGGCTTTCGCCTTACCAGTTATCGGTTTTGTCGGCGCTTGGCCTAACAAGGTCAGGCTAGAATTACCCTTTTTCATACGCCTCAGGAGCCCGACATGTTCGGAGACCCCCAATCTGTCACTTACGCGACAGTCGCGAAGAGTCTCGTGGCCACTGGCCGCGGACCCGACTCCTCGGTCTACAAACTGAATGATGCGGGTACAGTTTACCAACTGACCCTCACTCATCAGTTTCGGCCCAGGAGAACACGCGCTGTCGCGCGCCTGCAGCGGGACGCTTTTGCTCAGGACCCCCTCGTGCCAACCAGCAATCTGCTGGCCAGCGCAACGGCGACCCTGACAATCGATTTCCCAACTGTAGGCTTGACGGCCGTCGACGCACAGAACCTGGGCAATGCCTTGGTTGCGTGGGCGACGTCTGCCAACATCCTGAGACTGGCGAATGGTGAGACTTGAGATGGTCCACTATAAGCTCCATGTGGAACTTGTCTTTCGCAAAACTGCGAAGGGCACATACTACCTGGGCAAGTGGACCTTCTCTGTCTTCCGTTTCGTCGCCCTCAGGGTGGTGGAACTAGTGACAAGGAGAGGGTGAGCCTCCGAGCGTCTTGGACCGCAACCCTTTGTAAAGGGGGTACGGTGAAAAGCCTCGTAGAGCTCCTCGTGGTGGTCCTTTCCGACGTGGAAAGGACGTTGGGTGCCAACCTTGCCAGACGTTAGAACGTTACGAGCAAGGGTCGAGCGCGAGGGTGATAGTTTTATTACTATCACTCTTCCGAACTTTTGTCGGGATTTCGAAAGAAATCTTGACGACGGTCGGATTGGCCCTGGAACGTGGGCTTCCTTCGGGAAGTTGCGTTCCGGAATTCCTGCATTCCTGCAGGGACTCCTGTCCAATGTGTTCGACCCGTTCGGGAAGTTGCGCTCTTACCCATCAATCGATTGCATTCGAGCCATCAGACAAATCTGTCTGTTTGGTAAGAAAGTGGAGAGACCCTGCAGTAATGCAAGGACCTCTGCTGCGATTGATGGGTACCTGAAGTGCGATGACGAGATTGTCCCACCTTCGGGCGTGTTATGGAGGTACTTTGGAATGGTCTCCGATCGTTTGATCGAAGATCTTCCTCAGTTGCAAGAGGTTAATTTTGACCTCTTGCGTCCTCGACACGGTCCTAAAGGGACAAGGGAAGGCATTTCTGGGAACCAGAAATGGGCTTTCCGGAGATGGCACGAGCGACTTGAATCGAGTGGTTTTACCATTCGACGCTTCGCCCGTGGGTCACCTAGTGACCCTCACCCCGACGAGGGGTATGAGCCACCTCTACTCGTGGCCTCCGGCGAAGAGGAACCTGTAAAGGTTGTTCTTGTGCCGAAGACTCAGAAATCGCCTCGTGTTATAGCAATGGAGCCTGTGTGTATGCAATATGCACAACAGGCCTTCAAGGCTCTTCTGGTGGAGGGACTTGGTAAGTCCCGAATCACAAGAGGTCGCGTGAACTTCACGGACCAGACTGTGAACCAGAGGTTGGCACTGCATGGCTCTCGGACGCGCAAAAACGCGACGATTGACATGGCAGAGGCCAGTGACCGGGTAGGTCTCTGGCACGTGCAACGTATGTTTCGTAAAGCTCCAAAGTTCTTGGAGCTTATCGAAGCATGCCGTTCGACGCGTGCCGAACTTCCTGATGGAACGGTCGTTCCACTCAGGAAGTTCGCGTCGATGGGGTCCGCACTCTGTTTTCCGGTCGAGGCGATGGTGTTCTTCGTGAGCATCATCGCATCTCGTCTAGCGAAGACAGGGCGCTTCCCGACCGCACGCCTCGTGCGTCATTACGCACGGGGCGTGTACGTCTTTGGGGATGATTTAATCATCCCCTCGGACGAGGCACCCTCGGTAAGCGTTGATCTTGAGGCTTTAGGCTTTAAGATCAACCGCCACAAGTCTTTCTGGACTGGTCAGTTCAGAGAGAGTTGCGGCGCGGATTGTTACGCTGGGGAAAACGTCACTCCGACGTACCTCAAACGTGACCTTCCGCATAGCCGAAGGGACACCGACCGGATCCTGTCTAACGTGTCTGCTGCTAACCGGCTTTACCATGCCGGTTATACGCAGACGGCTACGGCGATCAGGGAAGCCGTAGAGCGAGTCTCGGGGTTACTCCCGCGAGTCCCGTTCGACAGCCCCGCAGTCGGGTGGGAGTTTGGTACAGCGCCCAAACTTCGTACCCGCTGGAACCGCTATCTCCAGCGTAACGAAAGTTACGTTTGGACAGCGGACCAGGCCGATCACCCCGATTATATCCAGGGGGATGCGGCGCTGGCGAAGGGTTTCTTCGTGTGTGGATCATCATATCTAGCTTCACCGCTAGGCGATCTATCCCCCACACGCGAGGACCACATGGAGGTGTCCCCGAGACCTTACGCTCTCAGACTCAAGCGTAAGTGGGTC